ATGGGCACAAGACCATACGCCTAGGTAAGCCATGCCATTACAAAAAATACTATTCAAGCCCGGGGTCAACCGAGAAAACACACGGTATACGACCGAGGGTGGGTGGTATGAGTGCAACAAAATTCGCTTTCGTCAGGGTAATCCTGAGAAGATAGGTGGCTGGACGCAATACACCACAAGCACATTTTTAGGCGTGTGTCGTTCTTTGTGGAATTGGGTTACGCTTGCTAATCAAAATTTGATTGGCGTCGGTACAAATTTAAAGTTTTATTTAACTTACGGTACCAATTATTACGACATCACGCCCGTACGGACAACCACCACATTAACCAATCCTTTTACTGCTCAAGCTGGGTCTTCTACGATCACAGTTTCTGCTACAGCTCACGGCGCTTTAATCAACGATTTTGTTATTTTTAGCGGAGCCACGGGTTTGGGTGGAAACATCACGGCTACTGTTTTAAATAAGCAGTATCAAATTACCAGCGTAACAACCAACACATTTACTTTTACAGCCACAGCTACAGCAAATGCAACAGACGTATCCGGTTCACCCGGTGGTGGTAGCAGTGTTAGTACGCAATATCAACTCAACACCGGCCCTGCAATTGAAACGCCTTTTAATGGTTGGGGTGCTGGTGGTTGGAGTGCGGGTACTTGGGGCAATGGTCAGACTGTTCAAAACAGCTTACAACTTTGGAACCAGTTTAATTTTGGTGAAAACTTGCTTTTTGGGCCAAGAGGGGGCGGTCTTTATTATTGGAAAGCATCTTCTACCGTTAATAGCCGTGGTGTATTACTCAACAGTTTAGGCGGAACCGCCACATTTACCAGCGCATCTCCTACGGTTGTGACTTTTACGGTGGACTATACCGAGGGCGCTGCAATTCAGTTTACGGGTTCTATGCCTTCGGGTATGAGCGCCAATACAACATACTATGTTTATAACAAGAACGGTCTTACTTCTAATTTGTTGGATGGTAGCGGTAATGTGGTTAATACTTCATCCACAGGTTCTGGTGTATCTGTCTCTTTGATTGTTGATGTTCCGCTTGTACAAAACAACTTAACGGTATCTGACACCTCGCGTTTTGTGATTGTAATGGGCACAAATGACTACGGGTCTTCTAGCATAGACCCTATGTTGATCCGTTGGTCAGCGCAGGGAGACCCTTACAATTGGACGCCAGACGCCACAAGTCAAGCTGGATTTACTCGGCTGTCTCATGGTTCTCAAATCGTAACTTATGTCCAAACCCGTCAAGAGATTGTAATTTTGACGGATGCTTCTGTGTATTCACTCCAGTATTTTGGGCCTCCTTATGTATGGCAAGCGCAATTGCTTGGAGATAACATTTCTGTTATCAGCCCTAACTCAGCGGTGATTGCGTCTGGCGTTGTGTATTGGATGGGTGTGGATAAGTTTTACTATTACGATGGTCGTGTACAAACGCTTAACTGCGATTTGCGTAGATTTATTTTTCAAAACATCAACTTAGCCCAAAAACAACAAATATTTTGTAGCACCAACGAAGGTTTTAATGAGGTATGGTGGTTTTATTGCTCAGCCAACAGCACCGAGATTGATACCTATGTTATCTACAATTACCTTGAAAAAGTTTGGTACTACGGTTCCATGAAACGTACTGCTTGGATTGATTCTGGCTTGCAAGACTTCCCTGTTGCCGCTACATACAGCGGTAAATTGCTCAACCATGAGGATGGTATTGATGACAACGAAACAGGTACTCCTGCGCCTATTGCTGCATACATTGCTTCTTCAGAGTTTGATATTGGCGATGGCCATAATTTTGGTTTCGTATGGAGAATTCTCCCCGACTTGACATTCTCAGGTTCTACTGCAAATAGTCCTACAGTCACGATGAGCTTATTTGGTTTGGATAACTCAGGCTCTGGGGTAACAAGCGACGCGTATCAGCCAGTAAATAGTACCAATCAGTACGCAATTACCGAAGAATTTACTGGGCAAATCTATACCCGCTTCCGTGGGCGCCAAATGATTTTCCAGATTGACTCGGCTGGCTTGGGTACGACTTGGCAGTTGGGTGCCCCGCGTATAGATATTCGACCTGACGGACGCAGATAATGGCAAAGATTATTAGCCCCGCTGCACCCAATTTACCTTTAGGGCCGGAAGAATACCAGCGTCGGTATCAAGATCAGTTTGCCAATGTATTGCGTTTGTATTTTAATCAGTTAACAAATTCGTTAACTTCTTTGGTTTCTATTGTTAATACGTCATCCACGATATACACAGTCAACACATTGCCAGACGCCGTTATTGCAGGTGTGGGTGCTAGGACGTTTGTATCTGATTCTTCAGTTACCACATTCAACACAACTGTTGCTGGTGGCGGTACAAACACGGTGCCTGTATTCTCCAACGGAACCACTTGGAAAGTAGGCTAATATGATAAACTCTAACTTATTTACGGGGAAAATATGAGTCTCCAACACGTAGCCAACCATTTAGCGCAACAAGGTCGTGGGAAAGATTCCATGCTTGTGCACATGACGCCCAGCGAAGTCGCTGGATTGCGTAGCCTTGCCCATGCCAAAGGCGGAGACTTGACCATCAATCCGCATACGGGTTTACCCGAAGCGGGCTTTTTGGACGATGTGATTAAAGTTGCCGCGCCTATTGCGTTGGGCGCTTTCCTTGGCCCTGCGGGTATGGGTTTATCGTCAATGATGGCAGGTGTTGCTACTGGCGGCATTATGACTCTGGCTACTGGTAGTTTGTCTCGTGGACTCATGGCCGGACTGGGTGCTTATGGCGGCGCGGGATTGGCTGAAGGTTTGGCGGGTGCTGGCGCTGTTACTCCGGAAACTACCGCATCTATTGTAGGAGAAGGGGCGTCATCACTTCCCGGGTCACAAGCAGCTATGCTTGCTGAACAAAATGCAGGTTTTGGTGTAGAAGGAGCTAAGTCTTTAGCAAGTGCTGCTGGTACTACGGCGCCTTCATTAGCACAAAATATTGGTGCTGGAGCGCAAGCGGCATACAACAATCCTTCAGACTTTGTAAAACAAATGGGCGGTTTGGGTAATGTAGCTAAATATGGTGTTGCCGCTGTTGCGCCTATCATGGCTGACAAAGGCGTGCAAACAACCACTGCACCGCCCGTAGATACAGGTTACATTCGTCAAAAAGTATTTGATCCTGTTTCTCAACAATACATTACCCTAGCGCCCGTCAAGGCAAAAGACTGGGGCAGCCGTAGCTTTTCAGATATTTACCAACAACCTGCAACCGCTGCAACAGGCGGTATCGTGGCACTAGCGCAAGGCGGTGTGGCTCATTTTGATGATGGTGGTTTTACAAATCAACAGATCAGTGATTACGTTTCAAACATTCAAGCGCAAGGCGGTGGAGACAAAGAAATTGCTGCTGCAATGGATCAGTTTCATGTTGGTGTTGGTCAGTTAGCTGGCGCTTTGGGCATGAACACAGCCGATGTTCAGTCTCGGTATAACGCCGCTACGCCTACTGGTGATTACTACACAGGTACTTCAGGCATATCAAATCAAGATATTCGGAATGCACTTCAAAACCAATACGCAGGTGCATCCGATGCTACGCTTTATAACGCAATGGTTCAAAACAAAATTGATCCAACTCAAATGGCTTATGCCACAGGCGCACCTTTGACTGGTGAAGGTAATATAGCTGACCGGTATGCTTTGGCGCAAGACATTACTAAACAAGGCGGTATTTTTGGTCAATACCAGGGCCCTGGTACTCCCATGCAAAACTTAGGAAGTGCTTACGATCAGCAATGGGCAAACTGGATGGACACGCATAAAGATCCAGCAACAGGAAAACTAGACCCAGTTGCCGTAAAAGAAATGGCAAGAGTTACAGGTATTTCTGAAAATGAAATTAAAACACGTTATGAAGCTGCAGAATCTAAATTACATCCAGTAAAAATAGATAAAACAGACAAAACTACAACAGGCACAAATACCGGTTTAACATCGCTTCCAGTAACAACCACAGTTTTACCAACAACGCCCATGACCAATGCGCCTGCTGGCACAAGTTACCCATACGGCAATAGAAATAACCCCGGCGATATTATTTTGAATCCTGACGGTTCTAAGACTATAGTGCCAAATATACCCGGACGTCCTTACGGCGGTTTCTCTGGTATGGATGAAGTTAAAAATGCATACACAGCGGGTGGCGGTAGCCTAGGATATTTTCCACAAGCGCCAAAAACTGCGGCAGAAGCTGATGCACAGTTCAACACCATGACAGGCGACTCTCTTGCCGCCTACAATTTCCTCATGGGTAAAGGTTCTGCACCTTTAAAAACTACTGCAGCGCAAGTGTCGCGTCCTTACCGCGAATCTGTTATGGGATTGAAACCCGCAGCGGTAGCTAACAACGCTACGATGCCTAAGATTTTTGATCCTGTTACACATCAAATTATTGATAATCCAGCTTATAAAGCTTCTGCAGTAACAGGCACACCCGGCACTGCTGGCAGCACACTTAAACTTCCTAGCGGTGGTGTTGCTACTTTTGATGCCGGTTCTAATTACTACTATTTAAACGGTAAGTACTACGATAAAGATGGTAAAGAAGTTTCTTATTCTGCTCCTAGTAGCGATGGTGGGGGTGGAGGAGGCGAAGCGCATGGCGGTATTATCAATGCAGCTAACGGCGGTATGATGGGGTACGCTCTTGGTGGCCTTGGTTCTTTGGGAGGGTACTCAGATGGTGGTCGTTTGCTCCGTGGCCCGGGCGATGGTGTCTCTGATTCTATTCCTGCTTCGATTGGTAATCGTCAGCCTGCACGCCTTGCTGATGGCGAGTTTGTGGTTCCTGCACGTATTGTTTCGGAAATAGGCAACGGTTCTACTGAAGCAGGCGCCCGTAAGTTATATCAAATGATGGATCGTGTACAACACGCCCGTAGAAAAACAACCGGCAAAAACAAGGTAGCTACCAATACCAATGCCGCTAAATATTTACCCGCATAAGGAAGAATCATGGCAGATCCACAATTCATGCAATCCACGGTATCGCAAACCACGATACCAGACTACGCTAGACCTTATGTAGAAGATATGCTGGGCAACGCCCAAGCTGTTACGGATATTAACGCAAACCCTTATCAGCAGTATCAAGGCGATAGAGTAGCGCAGTTCACTCCTTTACAACAACAAGCGTATCAGAATGCGCAGACCATGCAAACTGCACCGCAGTTGCAAGATGCTTCCGCTTTGGCGGGTATGTCGGGTCTTGGTGCGCTTAATCAACAATATACATTTACGCCTTCCAATTTTACTGCGGCCAATGCACAGGCCATGATGAATCCCTATACGGATGTCATGGATGCAGCAACTCGTAGAAATGCCGCAATTGCCCAGCAACAGCAACAAGCCCAAGCCGCACAACGTGGTGCATTTGGAGGTAGTGGTGACTACCTGATGCGTGCTCAAGGCAACGCAGATTTGCAACGTCAGTTGGGTATGAATCAAGCCAACGCATTTCAAAATGCTCAGCAACAGTACAACACACAAAACCAACTAAACGCTCAGCAGCAACAGTTCGGTGCCGGGTTAGGGCTTCAAGGCCTTCAAGCTGCCAATCAAGCGGCTTCTAATTTGGCCAATATCGGCAACACACAGTACCAACAAAACATGGGTATCAATCAGTTGCAAAACCAGTATGGTGGGCAGCAACAACAACAAGTTCAGAATCAGTTGAACAACCAGTATCAAGATTTCTTGAACTACCAGAACTATCCATACAAACAAATCAGTTTTATGTCTGACATTCTGCGCGGTCTTCCAATGGCGCAGAGCACAGGTTCTGTGTACCAAACACCTCCTTCTGCATTGTCTCAAGTTGCGGGTCTTGGTGTGGCTGGTTTAGGCTTGAGTAAACTCGGAGCTTTTGCTGAAGGCGGTGCTGTTAATCGTTCTGCAGGTTTAGCAGAACTGGCTATTCATAACATGGGTTGACAATATGATACCAAATACATTACCCAATCCAAATACCATAACATCTCAGTTGGCACTAAAGCCCGACGCGGCTTTGAAACAGATGGCCATGATACATAAGAACGACCCATACGTTCTTCCCCTCATCATTGCTGAAGACACACGCCGTAAACAAGTACGTCAAGCAGCGATGGCAAAAATGGCATCTGTGCCACAGCCAAAAGTCAATGAAGCGGATATTGCACAAATTGGAAGTATGCCCAACGTAGACGTTATGGGTAACGCCACAGGTTATGCATACGGCGGTTCCATACTGCCTGAACAACAAGGCATTGGCGCTCTTCCAGCAAGAAACTTAGAGGGCATGGCTGATGGCGGTATTGCTGGATATGCAACGGTTGGCAATGACGGCAACGCCGCGCCCAACCCGGCTAGTGGCCCCGCAGGTCAATTGGCATTTAACAATGAACCCGTTATGCGCATGGCTGGCGGCGGTATTGCAAGTATTGCTGGGTATGCTGGCGGTGTTGCAACTGCTCCTATAAAAGCTACCAATCCCAGTGGCCCTGGCGGTTTACAATATTATTTAGACATTCCTCAAGACCCTTCTGAGAGAGTGGCATTTAAAACTTTGCGTAGCAAATTGTTTGGCAATGAACCTGTAGCGCCAGAACTTTCTAAATTAAAAAACCAGTTGTTCAAAACGCCCGAAGAAGCCCAAGCTGCGTACGATGCCGCAATTAGCAAAAAAGAAACGCTTTCTACAACATCTACAACAAAACCTGCAACAACTACTGGGCGGGATTTTGACATTCCTCCTACGCCAGATACTTCTGGAAAAACACCCCCCGGCGCAGCAGAAGAAAAAGAACAACCATACTCATTACCTATGCCTCAAGCACCTGCGGGTCTTGGCGGTAGCCAACTACAGTCTTTAATAGCGCCAACATCTATTAAAGAAATACAAGATGTCCGTAATGCTTTTAAAGTAGACCCTGATAAAGTTGTTGATCCTTTTGCTGCAAAAAGAGAAGCTATTGTTAAGTCTCAAGAAAAGACAGCGGCGGATGAATTGGCTGAATTTGAAGCATCTCAAAAAGAACGCGGGGATGTGTACGCTAA